AACGAAGTATTCCCTCACCAGCAGGACTGGATTGACGTTCTGGAGGGAAGGGAGCCTAGTTGGCTCCATCCAGCCATGTCCTATGAAAAGGGCAACAAGAACCGTATCTTAATTAATGTGCCACCTGAGCACGCCAAATCCACCGTAATCACCGTAGGCTATTCCACCTATCGTATTGCCATGGATTCTAACGTGCGTATCATTGTGGTGTCCAAGACTTTAAATAAAGCACGTGAGTTCGTCTACTCCATCAAGCAGCGACTCAGCCACCCACGCTACGCCAAGTTACAACAGGTCTATGGACCTGCTGGTGGTTGGAAAGAAGACTCTGACACCTGGAAAACCGACACGGTTTACCTGGGTCAAGAAGCCCGTGACTCATCCGAAAAGGACCCTACGCTTCAGGCGCTAGGTATTGGTGGTCAGATTTACGGTGCTCGTGCTGACCTGATTATCCTAGATGACGTTATCACTACTGCCAATGCCCACGAGTGGGAGAAGCAGTTAGACTGGCTTCAGAAGGAAGTAATCACCCGTCTGGGTAAAAACGGTAAGTTACTTATCGTAGGCACCCGTATCGGGGCTGTAGATTTATACCGAGAACTACGCAATCCAGAACACTGGTCTGGTGGTGCAAGCCCGTTTACACGACTTGCTATGCCAGCAGCCCTAGAGGTTGATGATGACCCTAAGAAGTGGGTTACCCTATGGGAGCGCTCAGACCGTCCTTGGGATGGTGATGATGACGCTGTGCCAGACGAAGATGGTTACTACCAGAAATGGGACGGACCAGCACTCTTTACCAGACGTAGCGAGGTGACTGCCTCAACATGGGCTTTAGTTTACCAGCAACAGGATATTGACGATGACGCAATTTTTAACCCAACGATTGTTAATGCCTGTGTTAACCGTATGCGTAAGCCTGGTCCTCTCCGCATGGGAGCGCCTGGACATCCACGAGACGGACAATGGGTAACCTTAATTGGTATGGACCCTGCTATGGCAGGAAAGACTGCGCTAGTTGTCTACGCTGTAGACCGTCAGTCTGGTAAGCGTCTAGTCCTAGATGCCTACAATATGTCAGACCCTACCCCAGGTAAGATTCGTGCAATCATTGAAGACTGGATTAACACCTATCGCCCAGTAGAACTGCGTATTGAAATCAACGCCCACCAGAAGATGTACGAGGTGGACGAAGAGTTCCGCCAGTATCTGGCTAACAAGGGTGTTAGATTCTCTAGCCACTTTACTGGCAAGAACAAGTGGGACACTGACTTCGGTGTGGCTGCTATGCAAGGCTTGTTTGGTACCATGGGTGGTGCTAAGCACAACCGAGATAACCTCATTGAACTACCAGACCCTCAGTACCACGAGGGCATCAAGGCTCTAATCAATCAGTTGATTACCTGGAAGCCTGGAACTCGTAATCCTACAGACGTTGTAATGGCTCTGTGGTTCTGCGAGATTAAAGCCAAGGAAATGATTCAGCACTCTGGGAATCAAATCTGGCACGCAACTAGCCGCTTTGTTACTCAACGACAGATGGCAAAGCAAGCAGTTGTTAATCTTGACGATTTAGCAATGGAACAATTTACAACTTATCTTTAAGGATATTCATGGCACTCTCAATGGAACAGGTCGCTGACAAGGTACTTTACCTACGCCAGCGATACTCAGTACGTGACCAGCGTATGGCTGATATCACTGCTGTACGCCGTGGTGACATGGTATCGGTATACCCAGACATGTTCCCAGAGGGCATGACTAAGCCAATGATTGCCAACTTCGTTGACGTTGTGGCTCGTGACTTGGCTGAAGTATTGGCTCCATTGCCATCGTTTAATTGTCAGACACCTGACGTAACATCTGACAGGGCAAAGAAGAACGCTGACTTGCGTTCCATGATTGTCAACAACTACGTTGAATTTTCTGGGTTACAAACTCAGATGTATACAGGCGCAGATTGGTATAATACCTATGCCTTCCTGCCGTTTGTTGTAGAGCCTGACTTTGAGGCTCGTATGCCACGCATTCGTGTAGAAAACCCATTGGGTGCTTACCCAGAATATGACCGCTACGGACGATGTGTTTCATATAGCAAGCGTTACCTAAAGTCCATTGGTGAACTTATTGTTGAGTTCCCTGAGTACGAACGCCAAATCCTTGGTGGAGAAGACCGAAGAAACATTGACCTCGGTACTCTACTTGATTTGATTCGCTACGAGGACAAAGACCAGGTAATCCTGTTCCTTCCACAACGAGGAAATCTTCCCCTTCGCAAGGCAAAGAACCTACTAGGTAAACTAAGTGTTCGTATTGCTAAGCGTCCAGGCATTGACACTGAAGACCCACGTGGTCAGTTTGATGATGTCATCTGGGCACAGATTGCTCGTGCTCGCTTTAGCCTTCTTGCCATGGATGCTGCTGAGAAATCAGTTAATGCGCCAATGGTTGTTCCACAGGATATGCAAGAGTTTGCGTTTGGTCCTGATGCAGTCATGCGTACTGCTAACCCACAGGGTGTTCGCCGTGTTGGTCTAGAGATTCCAATGGGCGCATTCCAAGAACAACAAGTTCTTGAGCAAGAAATGCGTATGGGTGCTCGTTACCCAGAAGGTCGCTCAGGAAATGTCAACGCATCCGTAATTACGGGCTCTGGTGTTCAGGCACTTCTTGGTGGCTTTGATTCTCAAATCAAGGCTGGTCAACAAATCCTTGCAGAAGCATTGCAGGATGTCATGGCTCTAGCCATGGAAATGGACCAGAAGTTATTCGCTGGTGAAAAGTCAACACAGATGACTTACAACGGTGCACCTTACGTTCTTAAGTACAGCCCAGAAAAAGACATCAAGGAAGATTACAGCGTACAGGTACGCTACGGTTTGATGTCAGGACTTGACCCATCACGTGCCCTTATCTTTAGCCTTCAGGCACTACAGGCAAACCTAATCTCACAAGAATTTGTAATGCAAGAACTTCCATGGAACGTAAACGTATCCAAAGAAATTGAACGCATTGACATTGAAAAAATGCGTGGTGCACTTATGGGTGCACTAAGCGCAACTTCACAGGCTATCCCACAGATGGCTGCACAAGGTCAAGACCCTTCAGATATCGTAATGAAGATTGCTGAAGTAATTGATGCACGCCGCAATGGCAAGACTGTAGAAGATTCAGTTATGAGTGTATTCAAGAAACCAGAACCAGAACCACAGCCAGAACAACAGGCTCCTAATCCTATGGACATGATGGCTGGAATGGGTGGTTTACCACAAGCCGCCCCAGGTGAGGGTGCTCCAGTTGAAGCACAAGCATCCGCAACTATGGGTGGTGCTCCTGTAGAAGCACTCCCTGGGGCAACTCCTCCTCCAGGTGATGCTGCAATGCTGCAAGAAGTATTGGCTAGACTCGGAGGTCAGTAATGACTACCATCCTTGCTGTCAAGGACAGTAAAGGATTTGTCTTTGCTGCTGACGCACAAGTAACTGATACTGAGCGTCCATACATGCACAGAAGTATGAAGAAAATCGTTGAAGTTGGCGATTACGTTATGGCTGGTGCAGGTAACTCACGATGCTGTGATGTTATCTTATTTGGCTGGAAGCCACCAGCGTATGACGGTACAGAACACTATGGCTTTATGGTGTCAAAGTTTATTCCAGAAATGCGTAAACAGCATGAAGATGCTGGCATTACTTTAAAAGAAGATGAAGATTTTGTTTTCCTAGTTGGTTTCAACGGGAGAGTATTTCATGTCGCTGGTAATTATGCGGTACTAGAAACCAATACTGGTTTGTATGGCATAGGAACTGGCGCATCATATGCGCTTGGGGCTTTAGCCCAAGGTGCAACTATTCCAGAAGCAATGAAAATTGCTAAGAAGTTTGATATTAATACTGGTGGAAAAATCCAGATAATTGAAAGAGGACAATAATGGCAAAAGGTGGATATCGTAAGCCAGCAAACCCTGCCCCAGTATCAGGTCCAGGTGCTCTTTCTCGCCGTACTGATGGCGGACCAATTCAGGGTGCCAAGGAAATCCCAGGTGGCGGCAAATATGGAGAACGTAAAGCGTTAGCAGAAATGCAGTCAGGTGCTCCAATGCAAGGAAACCCAATTCCATCATCTCCGATGCCATCAGTTCCTGTAACTCCACTTAATGCACCAACTCAGCGACCAGACGAAGCACTTACATCAGGTATGCCATTTGGTCCTGGTAGCAATACACCACCACCAATGGTTGCTGGTATTGATGAAGTTGCTGCACAGGTTCGTGCTGCCTATGCTCTTTACCCTAACGAAGACTTACATCGTTTAATTCTTGCCCTTGAAGAAGAGGGTCGCTAGTGGCAAAAAACCCAAAGCCAATTTTCAAGCAAAAAGGTAGGGTCTACACTTACGAAGAGTGGTCTCCTGTTGCTGGAAGCAATCCTTTTTACGTCAAAGAATTAAACCAACAAGAACGCATTAATTTAATTCGTGACACCACATCACCTGAAGAATTTCCTCAGCGTCTTTCTAAAATTGCTTCAAAGTATCCAGGCATGTCTGTTGGCAGTATGGTTGGTATGGCACAATTTGGTGCTGATGAAGAAACAATGAATGCGATTGCTCGTTTAGATTCTTTTTCTCAGCAAAAAGGACTTGCTAATGGAACCGCTCTTGGTGGTGCCAATATGGTTCCTGCTGGTAAAGCAGGATACGAATATTTACAGGCTTTAGGCAAGACAGAAGAAACAGCGTCCGAAAAAGATAAGCAAGATGCTTGGTACTTTTCTGGTCTTAAGAACGCAACACGTTACTTAACAACAGCACTTTATACTCCGCTACAACTTGTAACTAACACTGCACGTCAACTTAATGCAGCATACGATGTATGGAACGACAAAGGCGAAGACAAAGGAAAAATTGTTGCTGGAGAAAAGGCTCTTGACTTTTCACAAATATACAAAGACACATACCTATATCAAAATATTGCAGAAAACAAATCACTCGGTGAAGGATACTTCTGGGGTGGAGAAGCAGTTGAAGAAACAGAACGTATCGCTGCTCAGATTGCCACAGTAAACGGTAAAGCCTACACACCTGGTCGTGCCATTGAAGGCATGGTTGGAATTGACCCAGGCGAACGTGGTTACGGCATATTTTCTGGAATTATTGATGGTGCTATTGCTTTACGTCTTGACCCAGTTCTTATTGCTAGTCGTGCTAAAAGCGCAATGGACCTTGTTAAGTCACGTGAAGTGCGGCGAGAAGGTATTGTAATTGCAAAAGAACTTCAAGCCGAAATTAGAGCAACAGAGCAGCAAGCAATTATTGCAGCAAGAACCCAAGCAAAACTTCGCACACAGGCTGCACAAGACCGTGTTAAATTAAACGAAACTCAGTATTCTGAAGAATATAAAATTCTTGTAGAGCAAGCACGTATCCAAGATAAATTAGTTGCTCAGGGTAAACTTGCTAATGGAGATAAAAAAGTTGCTGCTGCACGCAAACGTGCTGGTCTTGATGCGCTTTACGACCAACGTGAAGTATTACTGGCTCAAGTTGATGAATTTAAAACAACAAAAGAAATTACAGTTGGTAGCGGAAAACAAACTAAAGTTTTAACTAATGCTGCTGGTGCAAAGTTTTTACGTGAACAAATTAAAAAAGTTGACGAACAGATTAATGCTGGACTTGACAAAATTTACATACAACGTGACCCAATTGCAACTCAGATTCTTTCACGTATTCGTGATGACATAGACACAGAAGCAGAACGTCTTGCAAAAATTCAACTAGAAGAAACAGATGTTGTTGCACAAAGCAAACTTGTTGACAAACATCGTGCTGGACTTTTAGAGTCAAATACAGGATTTAAAACTAATCTTGAGGCAGCAAAGCAATGGTTCTCAAGTGGACAGGCTGACGAACTGTTTCAGGCTATTGCTGACGAAAATAGTCCAACTGCAATTAGAAAACTTTCTAACAATCGTTTTAGTGCAGAAATATCTGCAGAACTTTCACGTGCTCGCAGTGTTGACGAAGTTGAGCAGATTTTACTTCCACGCATTGGACTTCAAGTTAATCCAGAAATACAACGTGGCGTTGTTGCACGGTATGTAGCAAAACCAATGAAAGACGTTGTAATGCGTTCTGGTGTTGGACGTACAGTTGGTGAAAAACTTGGAAAGTCAACAAAGTTTTTATTTGATTACATGCCAACTGGTAGACCAGTTCATCTTCAAGACACAGAAGCACTTGTTGAGGAAGTTCGCCGTTGGGCAGTTACTTCTGGTAAGTGGACTGATGAAGAAATTGCTCCGATTCTTGATGAAATAATTTTAAGTGATGGACAAAACTATAAACTACGTCAAGATATTGTTATTGATTTTCTAAAAAGTACACAAAATAAAGTTACTGAAGAGTTTAATTTATCACCTGACATGAAAAACAAACTTACTCGCGCTCTCACGGCATACAAAAGCGAATTAAGTGGTATGCAAGAATATGCTTCAAAATCCGCTGGAGACACGTTCCGTCAAGATATGGTTCTTAATGGTAAAATATTTAGACTATCTGGAGAACCTACTTCTGTTGCACAGTTAGCACATGAGATTGTTCTTCCAGATGTCTATGCAATACGTGAGATGACTGGAACCTTTGGTAAATTATCTCGTTACGTAGATAGCAAAATTGGTGGAAACGCAGATATCGCAGAACGAACATCTTATGCTGCTGCTCGTTTTACACGTAGCGTAAGTGATGGATTCCTTCGTCAAATTCTTCTTGTTGGTCGTGGCGCTTACATCACTCGCAATATCATGGAAATGCAAATTCGTTCTTTTCTTGCTGGTGGACAGAATATATTTACTAATCCAATTGCAACAATTGGAATCATTATGTCCAATAAATCTATTGCATCTAAGATATCAACAATGGCAGCAAAGTCTGACCCATACACAGTTGATATAACTGGTCGTAGATTTTTAGACCAAGACGTAAATGACTATGTTGGTCAAGGTATATTTAACAGTTTTATTCACGCAATGACTGGACGTGGATTTTCAAATGATGCTCGTGCAGTTCGTGGTGCAATTCGTAGTGGAGAATTTTCAATGCTCCAGTTTAATGGAACAAACGCTCCAGAATACGCAGATGCCCTAGCCTTTCGTCTATTAGCACACCATTCTGACCCAATGAAGCGTGCAATTATTGACAAAAAACTTCCAGGAAAATATCAAGAACTTGTTGCAACTGGAAAAATGCCATTTGAGGATGCGTTTATTCAGGCTGTGCGTGATGGTGTATGGAAAGAACAGATAGATATTTTAACTAAGTCTGTTCCA